GTGTTCGCTGTCGAGTTGCCAGTCACGCCGACCACGCTGCGCGCTACGCCCTGACGGAACTTCGCGTCCGTCACTGCGTTGTTTGCGATGGTCGATGCAAGTGCGCCGGCAACGGTTGTCACGTCACCAGTCAGCGCCGGGAAATCCAAAGCGTTCAAAATGCCCGTCACTTCGTTCGCGCTGGAAAGATCAATCTGGCCGCTCACCTCGACTTTGTTCGCGTCGGATTTCATCGGGCGCGAGGCGGTAAGGGAGCTGTTGGTTGTCGAGCCAGCCAGCGTTATGCCGGTCACTGTTGCATTGCTCTTGAGCACGATGCAGGAATCAGCCGTGCCGGTTGCATTGGTGATGGTGATGGCCAATGTTCCCGAGCCCGTTATGGGTGATCCGGTGACTTGAAATTGGGATGGGACTGTTTGAGCCACGCTCGTCACGCTGCCGTTACCAGTGCCCGCGCCGATGTTGCTCCTGGCCGTCGCCGCGTTCGCTACATCGCTCAGGTTGCTCGCGACGTTCAGGGGTGTGTAGCCCAGACTCGCTTGTTTGCCGGCCAGGTCTGACACGAGCCCGGTAACGCCCGACTCGGGAATGTTTGTGAGGCCAGCACCGTTGCCGACGAATCCGTCAAAGCGATTTGTGAGACCGCCCGCGCTCATGGTATCGCCCGCGCGATTGACCGGCGTGTAGCCGAGCGCGTCTTGCTTTGCGCTCGTGGCCAGCGCGGACCAACTATCGAGATTGGCGCTCGCGGTTTGTTTGCCGGTGAGAACGTTGGTTGAAAGCGCGGCCCAATTCGACAGGTCGGCGTCGTAATCCTGTTTTGCCGTGAGCGCGTTCGTGGAAATGTTCGCCCAGTTGGTGAGGTTGGCGCTGGCGGGTTGCGCGTTGCCCGACGCGGCGTCAGCGGCAAACCAGTAGGTTCCATCGGTGGTCAGAACCTGACCCGAGCTTGCGCCGTTCGTGAAAGCGAATGCGTTAGTCGATCCTGAAAATGTCGGGCTGCGCAGCGTCTGGCCTTGGCTTGTGCCGTTTGTGCGAAGGAGGAATTTCGCGTCTGTGGCGGACACCGTGTAGCCGACAACCGTTCCGGGGACCGTGGCTGATGTAACCATCAAGTCCACGGCGTCGTAAGTCGATGCGTCATCCGGGACTAAAATAATGAACGGCGTGAAGACCGATGGGCCGAGCAGCTCGCACTTGTAGTTGCCGTGGACGACGTTTGTTGCGCTCACTTGCCCGGAGGCGTCGAGCGTGAATGTGCGGACGTCGCTGCCGACAATGGCCGTGCCGTTCGCGCGCGGGGTCGAGAGCGGAGTGAGCCTGAGCTTTTGCCCGGCTGCGGGCGTGCTGGTGAAATTCGAGAGCGTGAAAGTAACGGTCGAGGCTGATACTGTCCAAATGGATAGTATCGCCGCCAGGAGCGCGGATAAGATTCTCATTTCGCTGGCTCCTTTGCTTTGGGTTGCTGTTGCTGCTGCGCGATGGGGTTTGGGCTGCGTTGCTCGAGTAGTTCCAGGCAGCGTTCCAGCGGCAGTCCTGTGTCTTCGGCGATGGATTTTGCCAGCGCGATGTTGTCCCGGACCTCCTGCGCCCGGACGCGCTTGATTTCGTTCCGGTGCAGGCCGTGGTTTTTCTGCGCGAGGATCGCCTCGGTGGTCGTGCCCAGCTTCAGGCTCTCACGGTCTGCTTGCGCGTCGTTGCCGGCATCGACTTGCAATGGCTTCGGCAATCCAGGCTCCCAGAGGTAGGGGTCGAAGCCGGCGTCGTTCTTCGGCACCTGCCCGATCTTCATGCCCTTCGCGATTGCGTAGCCGACGGCGCGCTTCCAGCGGCGGTAAGCGGTCTTCTGCCGGCTCCAAATGCTTTGGTTTGCGAGATCCACTAAAACGCGCGTGGGCGCTTTGCCGGTCGCCTTCAGGTCGAGCAATTCGGCGAACCAGCCGACGGATGAAATAGCGCCGCGCGTCATGCGCTCGATGAAAGCCTCCGTGTTCGGATGCGGATTTTTGAAATGGAACGGGACCATTTCCTCGCCTTCACTGCTGCTGAGATAGTAGGTCTCTCCACCTTGGCCAAGCTCCTCGACGTGGACTTTGCGGTCGGAGAGCGCGCCGCCGTCCGAGGGCGTTTGGCCGTTGTCGAGAATCTCGTCTGCGGTGATTACGTTCGCGTCGTTGGTCGCTTCACCTTCCGCATTCTTGATGAGGATGCCGACATTTGATGCGCGCTTGACGCCGGCTTTGGTGAATTCGTGGATGTCCTGATAGTCGAACCAGGTCAGGCTCGACACGGCCACGCGCGGGATGCCCCGGCCCTGGTCGCACCATTTCGGCTCGTAGGCCAGATCCGCGTTGAAGGCGGACACGTCCTGGAAATCGTTTTCCTTCTCGCCGAGAATCCGCAGGCCGATGGCGCGGGAGTTGCGGTCCATGATGATTCCGTCGAAAAGTTTCGATCCTTTGAATTCGCCGCTCTCGACAACGTCGCTGGGCTTGAACGACGCTTTGCCGCTGCCGACTTTTGTCGAGGGGTAGAACGCGAGCATCGGGAAACCGCTGGCGCTCTCGGTGAGGACCATCACGTCATCACCGTCAACGTCCCAGGCCCAGCCACTGAGCCAGAGGGAAGTTTTGAAATCGTACTGCGGGCCGCGAACGTTGCAGTTCGGGAACCAGATTTTCGTGAGCCATGCCTGAGCGGCTTCACCCCAGGCGATGTTTGTCCCGGTGTAGTGCGGGTCCCATGCGTCGCCGAAAGCCCAGTTGTTTTTCTGCTCGATGGCGGTGTTGAGAACGTCGATTTGCACGGCCAGTTGCCGGGCGTAGTTGACCATTTCCTTCCGGTCGTATTCGGAGACGTTTTTCTGCGTCGAGTCCTGGAGCCAGTAGCGGGGCTTGTAGGCGCGCAGATTGTTCCGGGGCGATGGGTAAAGGTAGTAGGAGACCGGCTTGCCGTTGGCGCCGAGCAGGCTGGATTCACGGCGCGCGTGCGGCATACGCGAGGGGATTTCGATGGAGGCGGTCATTCGTCGGAAGCGGTTTGCGTCGTGGGGCCGGTGTAATTTGGGCGGGTCCGGCGGATGCGGCTGGCGTAGGGATTGGCGTAGGTCTCAGAATCCTTTTTCCAGAGGCTGTAAAGCACGCGCTTGATCTCGACGGCGACGGATGCGCCGTTCTGAAAGCTGCGGATTTGCTGGAGGCCTGCGGCCGAGGTCTGGCTGACAAAGCCCGTCGTGGCGCGCTTTTGCAGCGCGTCGAGCATCACCAAGAGCTCGTCAGCGGACTTTTGCGGGTAGTAGTTGACCATTGCGAGAATGCCGCATGGTCAACGGTTTGAAGTCTGAGTCGATTAGTCAGCGGGTAATGGACTCGGCGGCAACGATCAGTCAAGCTGCTCGATCCTTTTCAGTAGTTTGTCCATCCGGTCCAAGACATGACCGGGTTCGCAGCGAAGTAGGGCCGCGATGCGACGGAGCAGATCGCGGTTTGCAACCATGTCTTGATAGCTGATGGGCGCGGATTGCTCGAGGTTCATTTCGCGGGGGTCCAAACCAACCCTCTAATTTTGTTCAGGCGGGCGACCTTGAGGCGCGCAAATGCTTCGACTTGCACCGACAGCAAGGCATCGTCCAGGTTTTGCGGGTTCCTGATGCGCGCGGAAATGTCCTCGAATCGCGCGTCTGGATTCTCAGCCTTTGCTGGAATCGTTTTGCTCTTGGTTTGTTTCATCGCTTCCTTCCGCCTGCCCCACGATACCAACGAGGGCCATGAATGCCATGAGCATTGCGGCCTTATCCCACTCGTGGTTTGGACGGCTCTCTTTGATCGGCACCCACCGCGCGGTCTTCTTGCCGTTCACAAACTTTTCCTCCCGGCGCTCGCTGCGCAACTGGGCGAAATGGGACCACGGGTCGCTGTTCGGCAAGGCGTCCGGCAGAAATCGCAGCTTGGGAACGTTCGGGTCGCCATCGCGCCGGGGACGGAGCAGGTCTTTCGCGTGCAGGTTGCTCCATTCATACCACGGGGCGCGCGTGCCTCTCATGGCGGTGCCGGCGTTCACGTCGTAGAATTTCCGCGCGGAGTAAATGCGCCATTCCTTAGCCTCGGTCCCCGGGTGAGTGTGGACAAACATTTCCTGCCCGCTGCCCTTGAGCCCGGTCCAGCAGAGCCAGACGTCCACCGGGCGCTTGCCGATTTTGATTTTGCCGACGTGGCCGCGTTTGACGCACTCGGCGAGGACCTTGGTCATCTCGTAGCCAACGTCGAGGAAGACGTGCTGGTCTTTCACCTTCCAGAGTTCCTGGACGGCGGCGATCTCATCGAAGCTGGCGCAAGTCTCCCGCGCTAACTCGCGCGCCTCGCCGGTGAGCGCGACGGCGAAAACGCTGACGAAGAACTTCGCCAGGTCGCGCTGGCAGTCACCGATAAGAACGCGGTGCGCTTCGTCGGCCCAGTCGCTGTGGATGTCGTAAGGCTCGTGGCTGACCGCGCGGTATTCCGTCGCGGAGTCCGGGGACCAGGTGAGGCCCCAATCCTTCTGATAAAATTCTTGGAGCGGGAGTCGATAGCCGAGTTCATCGGCGGCGATCTTGGCCTTCAGGTAGCGAACGGCCAGGGCGCCAAGCGCGATGCGCGGGGAGG